TGAATTATATTCAGAAATCTTCTCTATTGAACGAGCCATGAGTTTCATGTTTTCTTCTATAGCCTTAGTTGATTGAGCCATCAACTTGACAGTAGTTTCTAGTTCATAAAACCGCTTTTCGTCCAATGGAGGCATTTAAAACCTTTATATTAAGGCTTAGGATATAGAGCTTTAATAACTCCTATCTCTTCGGCTTCTTTGATCTTTTCTTCCACTTACTTATCCTATGTTTACATTATAGTGGTAGTGTGTACGAAATACCATTATCTCTAAGCAACTGTTTAGCATTAGCCCTAGCCGTTGCAATATCAGAGGGAATATCAATCGACTCTTCAATTTGTCTAAGTATATAAAAGTCGGTATCGCTTAATACTTTTTTAGCTTCTAATATAGCTTTATTTAAAACTGATGCGTCTATCTCTTCTTGAGTTCTAAAATCTACCTTTTCAGTAGTTCCGTCTGCATTGATAATGTTGTGTCCATTTGTTAAAGCGGTGTTAAATGTATCAATGTCAATCTCCATATTAGGAGTTGGAATATCTTTCCTAGTTTTAGAATAAAATCCTAAAATTTCTCTTGTTTCTGAATTATAAGCTACTATTTTCATTTTTTTTCCTTATTTACCTATTGCAATCATCACAAAAAGATTGGAGCCGGGAGGAGTGTTTTGCCCAAGAACCTTAAACGATGAAGTCGTATAATTGTTTGTTAGAAATTTATATGCATCCGAAGTATCCGCGATTGCACTATTACTGTCTACAGCAAAAACCACTTTGCATTCCGAAGGGAAAGTTTCGGGATAATTAAAAGTGTGAACTGTGGCATCTGCAACGGCATATGTACCCCATTGTATCATCCACCCACCGAAAAACGATGGTAGCCTAAGATACCCATTTGTGCCTACCATATCATAATCAGATAACGCACCTATATAAGACGCAATAGCAGACCTAAGGTTGCTCCATGTGAGTTTTTTTAGGCTGAAAGATGATGCACTATCAGCGATAACAAACTCATCTGAGGGTGCTGGTGTAGTTTTTGTTGCCGCATTATGTATAAAATCAGATGCAATATAATCCGACGATACAACATCCGTACCGTCGCATCGTAGCACCGCAGTATCCCCCGCGGCGACCACTTCTCCCGTTCCACCCGAAGTTTTAACAGTAAGTGTTTGTAGGGTTGCATTTTCAAATACAAATTCTCTTTCAATATTATTTACAATGACATTTCTATCAGTTGTTAGGAATGGGTTAGTATCTGTAATCTTGATACGCTTATAGAAGTTTTGAACAGCTGTAAGTGTATAGTCATCGTCAGTTGTTATATCATGAGTTACTTCTCTCATAGAATAAAGAGAAAATTCACTTAACCAGTTAGTAAGGTCTGATACAGGGTCATTGCCAGTATTTGAATCTGTCAAAGATGTATATACCATTCCATCAGATCCAACTGCCTTGCTACCTGTATAATATTCCTGGTTAGTATCCCACTCAGGAATACCTTTTTGGTATAGATAAGATATCAATAGTGTTGAAGTATATCCAAGCGCATTGAAGTCTTGTTTTGTAGGTGCTGCGCTTGATGATACAATCTCCCATCCAGTCAGAAAGTCTGCCGTTATGTTGTCATCAATATCATCGGATTGAGTACTTCCACCATATACAGCCCTATTTGTTCCAGTTGCATTACTTGCAAACGGTAAAACGTTTCCAGCGTATCTATTTAAATCAGCCATTTTTATTCCTTAAAGTATTTTATATGCCATTTTACCACCTATAACAGATGAATTAAACTTATCTGCAAACCCAAGTGAATTAGGGTTATCAGAAAAACCAAAAGTTCCCGCATCATCATATACTATGACGATTTCATATCTAACCCCCTGTGGCTTTGGGAGTAGGTCTAGTTGATTTATATATGTAACCTTATTATAGTCAAAACTATCATCAACAAATAACGTTAATGTCATATCCTTGTTATCTACAACAAATGCTTTACCATCAAATAGATAATTTACTACATCTAATATTGAGTTGTTATCATCTCTGCTCATAGATGAATAAACAGTATTTTTTGCAACTTTTGCTTTTAAGAAAAATCTATAATCATTATCATTCAATTCAAGATCACTATATAATGATTCAAATTTATCTGCAAATGGATATGCCATTATACTATCATCAAACTTGTCTGCGAATCCGTATGAATTTGAGTTATCATTAAATCCAAAGAAATTTTTAGGTACAACAAAAGGAATTGTTCTGCTGATGCCTAATATCTTTCCTAATATATCAAGTTGATTTCCAACCGCAGTATCTATATCAAATGAAGAATCAAACGATACTAATCCATCAACATTATCTTCAAACTCCTGCGCAATAGCTTTTATCTCTGCTGATGCTTTCGGTTTGTCATAATACTGAAGTATAAGAAGTTTTAGATATTCATCTGATAATGCCATTATATCTCCGTAATAGTTATCTTGGCAGCATCCATGATAAATTTCTCATCATAGTCTGCTGCGAGGTAGTCATCAACATATGTAATGTCATCATCTGATATTAGCAAGTCCGATGCATAAAAATTAGACCCCGCCGAATAAATAGAAGCGTATAGAGATGTAACTGATACACCCTCGTTAATGTCAAATGTTTCAGCCACTAATGCATCCTCGATTGCATCTGTATCTATGAGACTTGTGTCTTTTTTCTTAACATTTAGCGTGATATAGATAGGTGTCTCTGTCGGTCTATCAAAATTTGATGTGTGAATGAATGTTCTAGCCCCGCCATCAGGCTTAATTATAGTTTCTGTGAACTCCCCCGTTGTTGAACCCCTGAGTCCAGTTCCCCCCGTTTTACTTTTTGCAATAGCTTCTGTTATATCTGTTGTAGTTCCACCGTCAATAACACACCAAATTGAGTGTGCATCTAGTGCCAAAGTAGCATCGTATGTATCTGTATCATTCTCATAAATAATAACATCAGTCACGCCTGCAATTTCAAGAAGCCTTGCATATAAATCACCCACTGTTGAATATGAAGGATTTTCGATTGACTTGTTTCTTCTTGCTCTGACTTCTGTATCTGTTTCTTCATTCAATCCAGGGTCTGCTGCAAGTGGGTTTGTGACAGAAGTTACACCCAGTATTTTAGTAACTTCTTCGGTAATTGTATCTGCATCTGCTTCAATAGCTCCCCATTGTTCAGCAGTAAAATCAACTGCTGTCGTACCTGCCGTTAATGTTTGAGCTGATAATATAACCCAATTCTGACCCAAACTATCTGATAAAGTATAATCCGATGGCAAATTTACCGTTTGTGATGTTGTTATATTGATAGATACTGTTGATTTGGTTGCTGGGCTTCTGTTTAGACCTGACAATTTCAAAATCTTATTTTGTTGTTGCCCTGATGCAAGATCAGGATCGAATGAATTATATAGATTAACCGCAAATTCTTGTGTATCTAAAATCTCTTTAGCAAGAATGCCTAATAGTTGTCCATCAGGTGTATCCTGATCTAAGTTAATATCACTCCCGTATATGGACTTAAATTCAGATGACAAACGTGCATATATCTCATCAAATGTTTCTATGCTAATTCCGTTAGAATCAATCGTTATTGCCATCTGTTATTCCTATTTGAGTTTTGATATTTTTATTGTTAATTGTATCATAATCAACGTATATAGTTGCTCCCCTTTGGCTATCTATAGAAGCAATATCAACACTATTTACTCTAATTACTCCACTTGTACCCTTAACAACTCTTATCGTCTCTGATATAATTGTTTTTTCATTGTTCTTATTTCCTAATATGCTGAACCAATCTATATTAGCATCTATGTCAAGAAACCAATCATTTTTAAATGATCTCAATCTTGTTTTAACATTTTGCGCAATTTCTTCATCATTTGTTTTGTAGTTTGCAATTCCCTTGCCGAACGTCCAATCATCATTGCTGTCTAATGCTCTTGTCGCCATGTTTAATCCTTATACTATGCTTGTCACTATTCCGCTTGTTACGGTTATCGTTTTCCCATCTGCACTGGTGAAAGTGCCTGTTGCACCAGCAGAACCATTTACACTATATGTAAGTGCATCTATATTACTATCTGAGGTTAAATCCCCTATTATAGTAATTAATGATGGTATATCAATTCCCCCGGGCTTCAATCCTACTAATGCAATCGCATCACTATAGTCATGCATTCTATATTCAGCAGGGCGTTTATAGTCTTGACCTGCCCACCAGTTATCTATACATCTTTCAGAGAATATAAGAAGTGCATAGTCACCAACCTCTATAGGCATGGTTATACTTGAAGGTCCACCAAGCAAAGTAAAGAATGGAACATCTACAAATTCAGGAAGCTCTACTTCCTCATCATTCACAACTCTATTGAAGACAGGCTTGCATCCTATTGTTTTGCTTCCAACAGTTGTCACCTTGGCTATAGTTGCAGTATGTAGATTTGAAAGTGCTTCATCTATAAACTGTGGTATTGTTTCTTCTATCTCGCTACCATGCATTATATTTCCTTAAAATTATTAGCTATTTTCATATCAACGCTCATAGACCAATCATTGCCGTCATAATCGCCCTTATAGTCTATTTTCTCTACACGATATATCCCGTTTAAACTAGGTGCTAACTTGCTTTCAAGTTTTGCCGGTCGGGATATTTTTATATGCGGATCCATCAGTATATCTACCGATACCACATTTTTTTCTTTTGACGGCATACCTAGCATACCCGTTTCAGGACTTATTACCGCTGCTTCCTCTCCTACCATTTCATCATCTTTTATTATATAAACTTTTTCTTCATCTATAAAGAACTTCTCATTCTCAAGCAGTTGTTCCTCTATAAGCTTTGAACTGCTACCCACTAATACCTTAGCTCTGGTTAGTTGATTTTGAAGCGTTATTTTGCCTTTATTGGTATTTGGCATATCTTCTAAAATAGAATTTAATGAATTGTCTTTGCCCTTAACCGTTCGCGATGTAAATGAAAATAGATAATCTCTTCCTCCATCTAGGCACTCTAAAGTTGTAACAAAATCAGTTCCTTGTTTTGCACTATATGCCTTATTTACATTGCCCTGGAATATAGTCTGTATCTCATCATATCCTACCCTTAGAATTATCTGTAAATATTCAGACTTTTCATCTTCATCTTTTGTTAGCTTTCTTCGTTTAGATTCAGATAAGTTATAAATTGATACGTTCATTTTGTTTAGTCCACGATCAATAGATTTAGTTCCGTTAAACTGTATTTTAAACGGTGGCTTTATTATGATAGCTTCATCTTGAGAGAATCTAACTACAAGCTCATATTGTCTTCCAAACTTATTCGACATCATATCCTCTTATCGTGACAAGATCATCTCTTTCAAGCAATAGGAATGTATAGAGTCCTATCTTGAATGAGTTTATAGAGAATGGATCTATCCCTAAATCAGAGTTATCAACTATGAATATGTCATAAGGTCTGTTATTTTGAGATAACAATCTAACACCAGCAGACATTTTATATCCATTTAGAATAAAACCTTCTGTATCCTCAATGTCAATCATCCATATTCCAGGAATTGTTAAGAACCTAACTTGTACTTTTATTTCCATATCTTCAAATGGGATAGTAAACTTTTGATTTGCTTGAGCTGTTATGGTAAATGTTCTCATCTGCTACCCCAATACTGTAGATAAAAATGACTGTTCTTGAGTGCTATTAGGCGTACTTCCTGAAACAGTCCCTTTTTCTGCTGCTGTTTGTGTTTGTGTAGATGCATCTCCCGTTGGTGTCTTAGTAGGAGTTTCTTCTACTGATACCGTTTCTATTTTTGCAAATCTAATCTCTTGCAATGTCATACTGTAGTTTGTCCAGTTATTATCTACCTGATCGAATGTGCATGATGTTATTCTCATGTTATCCATAGTCCCGAATGCTGTTTGGATAGATATAAGTGTTTTTGATGCATGAATAGATTTAATAAATTGCACAAATGAACCTGAAACAGAACCATCTGATGCTAATCCTTGAAAGAGTCCAAATATATCATTAGGACTTGCATTGTTTACTTTATCTACTGTGTCTGATATGGAAGTTATGGCTTTATCAATTACTTGTTGTTGTGATGCCGTGAATGATGTTCCAAAGCCTGTTATGCTTCCTATATCTCCCAACGGTGATACAAATGCATTGTTATTTATACCTGATTGTATAATTATATCTGCAATTTCACCTGTTAATGAAAACGATATAGGGTCATTTATTATGTGATCTTGCACAAAACTTCCATCTTCAAGATATGATGTTGGAGCTGTAGAAGTAAGCGTCATTTGATCTCTTATCCTAACCTCTGCCGTATATCCACCTATACCTATAGTCTGTGTATCAGATGATAAAAGACTTCCAAATATAGATTCGTTTATAAAATCGCCTATCATCTTCCACCTCTTCTTGCCTGATTCTTAGCTTCTCCCATCATGCTCTTAAGTTTTTTCTCAACTTCAATACCTGCTTGCTGTGGATCGGTTGTATTGATCTCAATTTTATCTATCTTCAAGTTACTATTCGTAGTATTGTTCGCCATAGCAGGCACAGCATCATTTGGCGAAAATATACTTCCTGCAAAATCTAATCCTTGGTTGATACTATCTGCTATATTTTCACCTAGTTTAGTTCCTGCATCAAATACATCACCAGGAAGATCGCCAAGTGACCCGGCTATTTCTTTACCTTTATCTATGACATTTGTTATCTTATTGAAAACACTTGATGCAATTTCTGATATTTTAATGAGTATGTTTCTCATCCAATCCAGACCTTTATTGATACTTTCAACTATATCAATGTCAAAAGTATTCTTAAAGAAGTCAGCGATAAAGGATTTACCGCCCTTGAACGCTACAACGAGATCATCAACAACAACTATCAATGCTGCTATTGCTATTGCAACCCATGTAATAGGATTAAGTAATAATGCCTTATTGAAGTATAATACTGCAGTTGTTAGCGCTGCTATAGCTACCTTCCATCCAATCGTATTATCAATTAATTTGTAAATAACAGTTCCAAAATTAAATACTGCCTTAACCCCTGCTGCTAGTATTTGAATAGTTTTAGATATTCCTTCTGTTATTAGTTGCTTATTTTCTACCAATAAATTCGTAAAAGCATCTGCAAGCTCTTTAAGTTGTGGAGCAAATCCTAGCGCAATATCTTTTTTAATCGCATCAAATCCATAACTAAGAACGGTCAAGGAGTCATTATATGCCATGATGCGCCCGGCTTCCTCATCTGTAACTACACCTAACGCTTGAGCCTGCTTCCTTAATGCATCCATCTCTGAACTGCTTTTGCTTAGTAGTTGTACAAGTGATTTATCTATGCCTAGCTTTTGAGCATAATTAATTCTTTCCACATCTGATAAATCTTGGAATTTATCTCTTAAATCTTCCATTACTTCAGATGTATTTTTTATACTGCCATCTGCTTTTTTTACATTTATACCAAGTCTTTCAAAGTTAGCTTCACCTTGTGCAGCAGCTTCACCTATCTTTTCAGCTAACCCAAGAAGTGAAGCATCCAATGCCTCCGCACTTGATCCCGATACCGATGCAGCAAATTCTAATTCTTGAACCTTCTCAACTGAAATACCAAGTTGTTTTGATAGTTGTGCTTGAGCGTCAGCAGATGCAAGGACTGAACTCATGTATGCAGAGAATGCACCTACAGCAACACCGGCAAATGCAGTAGCTTTACCAATTAACTCTACTGCACCGCTAAAGGCTTTATTGTACTTCTCTAATGGCTGAGTCGTTCCTTCATAAGAAAACTTTGTTACTAATTCATTTACAATTGCGATAGCACACCTCCTACCACTAAAATGAAATGATTAATATTAGGTTCATTGACTATCGCCATTTTGTGCATCCTCATATTGTATTTGCTCTATATCGCTCATTATTTGTTCGTATTCTAACATATCAAGTACATCATCAGAATCCAATGTCCTTAAGTATGATAAAGTCCCATGACCTCGCTTGGATAAATGAAGGAACAGAAAAGTAACATCGTCTATATTTGTATATTCGATGTACTCTCTATTATTGGCAGCAATAGAGCGAGTTAATTTGTACTGCTGCCTTTTAGTAAAGGGTAAGATATGGCTGGGATCATAGTCATAACATAAGTAATGTAATCCTCTGGAAACTCATCCCAATGATTTTTTCTTGTATTCATACCGATTCCATCGAACATTACAATTTCATTGATTATCTTTTCAATTGCTTTGAATTCTTCTGAAACCAAAAATGAGAAATCTTGCTTTAGCATTTGATGCTGAATAGAAGAATAGAAAGCAAATACTTTTATTCTTTGTGAATGTGTAGTATTTGTAAGTTGATATTTTCTTCCATTGATCTCTGCTTCTTTGTCTTCATAAACAGCCTTAATCATATCTTGAGCTTGTTGTGCTTCATTCATTTTCATACCTATTATAGAGTTCTTTTAACCGATCTTGCATTAACAACATATTCCATGACTTCTTCGCCGTCTTGGTTGTTTGCCATTGCTGTCGGTTGAGTTGTGATAGACCCTGATTCGATAGTATATGTCTCTACTCCATCGACACCGTCACGGATAAAGTTTCTTTTAACTGAACCATCAATTACAACAGGTGCATTTTCGTTGATAAGCCCTTGAAGGAAAATATCTGTATCCGTGAATCTT